CAGATGGTAATGTTTTAACTGTTCCATCAAATACAAAGAAATTACCAGAATCACCCATCCAATACACAGCACCGTCTACAAAGACTGCTGCATGTTGACCAACACATCCACAATTAGATCCAACTTGACGTATGCTAAATGTAAATGGTGGTCCTACAAATTGCATTGTATAAGCAGCCTCATCCGTTAAAACTAATATATAATCTTTACCTTTAACAGCAGCTACGATTCTGCTTCCATTATCTAATCTAAATGTACCTGCTGTGTTAGTAGATGTTGGCTCATAGATTTCAATATCTTCTTGATCTGAAAATCTAATAAACATGGGATCTTGAGACGTAGTATCTCCAATAATTGTTTCAGTTCCAAAATGAATTAAATGTCTATCTCTATCTGATACTCTTGTTAAAACTGTTGCCGTAGGATTACCTGCTATAATAGTTGCACGTGTATTAACTCCAGCTCCTGCATTTGGATCCCATGAAAAAGTTTTACCATTTTTAATAGTTGCAATTAGTAACTCTCCAAAATTATCTAAAGACCATGAACCTGCATCAATAGTTGTATTAGAAACTGTTCTTGAAGTACCCCAAGTAGATAAGCTCCATGTACCTGCTCCCCATCCATAACCAAGTGTCGCTGTTAATGGACCAATATTAACATATGGATTTGTTATAAGTGATCCACCTGCAGTAACTCCTGTTCCTGTTTCTATTACAGGCATAGTAATTGTAAATGTATTTACGTTAGGAACTGTTTTAACTTCAAATGAATTAGTTTCAAAATTTGCAGATGTAAAACTTGTTGTAGTTGGTCCTGGTGTTGATACACTTGAAAAATTAATTAAATCTCCAACTAGTAAATTATGTGCATTTTTATTAATAGTAACTGTTGCAGAACTCGTAGTTGATGTATAAGTACAACTAGTTAAAGCTGTTCCTAAAGGTGTGATATCGTAAAACACTTCATCAAAAAGAACATATAAGACTTTATTTGTTCCAATAACTACATAACGTCTGCCAGTTAAATCGAACCAAGAATGTATGTCTCTGGCTGCTCCTACTAATATAGATGAATTAATTTGCTGCCAACCACCTATCTTTTCAGGTGATCCATATTGAAAACGTACATTATCTCCATCAATCCAACGTCCCTCTGCTTGAGATGCTGTATCATTCTTATCAAAGCCTGGAGGTAAAGGTATCTTTTTTAATGGCATATTTATGCTTATTATAGCATTGTTTAGATATAGCTAAAAGATTAAGCTGTTTTAATTTATCGTTTTACTTAACGTTTCTATAAACAATATTTAAATTAAACCTTACATTATCTTTTTTTGGAGACACTCCTATATGAAGTGTGTTACTTTTAAATACTTTAGCTTGGCTTATAACATCCTTATAGAATTTACCATCTATAATAGTTCCCCCGTCAGTAGTATGTAGATTATAAACTATTGTCATATATTCTTTTTCTTTCATATCCGTATGTTCTTCTGTAGTACTATTTTTAAAATACATGTTCCAGTAAAATCTATTTATTTTAACTTTCTTTAGTTTTAATTCTTTTTTGATTTTTTCAAATATTAAAAAACCATATTCATTTAAATATGAATTCCATTCGGGTTTATCTTCTTGATAAGTAATGACACTAAAGCCGCTATTTGAATTTGATATTATTTTTTTAAGTGGGTTTTTTGTATTATCGTATGCAATAAACCAATGATGAGTAACTAAACCTTCTAATATTTTCATATTAGTTTCCCAAGGCAAAATATCGTTTAACAGTTTAACCTTCATGATTAAAATTATTCAACAATTAATTTTTTTAATCTAGCTCTTAGTTCTCCAATTTTATTAGAATAGTCTTCATTTATTTTTAATAAAGTTTCAATATGTAGTTCATATTTTTCAATTCTTGCTAATAGTTCTGTATTCATTATCACTTCTGATCTTTTAACCGCTTTTTCTCTACTTAGTTTTTCTTCCAGGTCTTTTATTATTTGATCCTTATCCATTTTTACCTATAAAACTTTCTGGTAAACCTAAATGTGGTCTTCCGTCATATATATTTTTATCTGCTCCCTTAGTATTTAAATTATTATAATGTAAAAATACTTGAGCACATACTTCGCCTTTAAACTTTTCTCTCCAATGTTCTAATTCGTTTCCACGATATATAAGCATATCTCCTTGATTTAAATTTACTTCAATACCTTTTAAATTTTCTTTACCTGAAGGTTCTAAATAAATAGGCCATTTATCTCCTCCCAAATTTAATGTAGTAGATATTTCACAACTAAATCTATCTTTATGACGATTTAATATATCTCCTTTTTTATAAATTCTAGCAAAAGAATAATTAGGATTTAATTTTAATTCTGTTTCTTTTTCCATTAATGGAAGAAGTTTTACAAGTAATGTTTCCATTACTCCATCTGCATAATGAGAATATGTTTCTGGAACTTGAGGATCATTCCACACTCCAAAATAATTTGTAAACCCAGAAATAAACCCTGTATCAAATAATGTTCTTGCAACTTGTCTTTTCATTAAAAAATAATCATAACAAAATTGTGCAAGTTCAATTGAAATTGCTTTTTTAATAATGATATATTTATTTTTTTTAAAAGACATTTTATTTAAATGGTTGTCCTAATGTCCAAATTACTAATGAATATCTTGTTCCTTTTGTAACAGGTTTTACTCTGTGCCAAATATGAGATGGAAATACAACAATAGAACCTCTAGATAAAATTTCATTACATTTTTTTTTAACAAGTTTTCCGTTATCAAGATTTATTAAATTAAATTCTAATTCCCCTCCTTTATAATCTTTAGAATCAGATAAAGAACAAGTCACAGATAATTTTCTTATTTTACCATGTCTATTTAAATCGTTTGGAAGATTGTAGGGTTGTTCAAAGCTATCTGCATGCCAATGATAAAACTGATTTAATTTATATTTAGTAAATTGACAGGACTCAGCAAAATCCCATTGAAAGTTCCAACCTGCATTTTTATTTGCCACATTAACATAAGGTAATATTTCATTATATATCCATTGATCATTTAACCATACTACGTTTGAATTTCTTTTTTTAAAAAGTTCTTTTTCTTGTTTTTTTGTTAAAGAAGCATTTGGATCGAAATCAGCAGTGCGACCTAATTGTTCCTTTTTAGATTGAGCATGTTTAATTAATTCATCACAGAATTTATCTGACAATGCTTTTTCAAAATACCAGTATTGATTTTTAAAATTCATATTTTATATTATAGATATAACTTTATAATAAAAATATTACTTTTTGTAAAGAGTTTTTATAATTTTTCCCAATAAAGTGAAGGATTCCAAGAATATACCTCTTTATTAAGGTTTTTTCCTTCCCATCTAATCAAAGATTCATTCCAATATACAAAAAAAATAGTTTCTACTCCATCTACTAACATAGTGTTAGGTTCAGGAATTGGAGTTTTCCAATCATCATTAGAATCTAAGATCCAAGATGGATAAGGTTTTGGGGCTATAAATTTATCTTTATTTTCATCATATACCATACTTAACCCTGCAAATTGTTTTCTAAAATTATTATTATAAGACGTTTGAATCCATCTAACACCTTCGTTAGATAAAGGGTTTACTGATTTAAAATGTTCAGCAGCTTGTTCTGATTGTTCTCCACCATTATTTACAATATCCTGATTACAAGCTTTTACTACTCTTAAAACTACATTATCTTCATTTAATTCAGCAAAATGTCCCATATTAAGTTACCACCAAACTTCCAGAAACAGTAAAAGTTAATATTGTGTCTCCGTTTGGAGCTGTTGTTTTTGTATTTGTTCCAGGAGAAACAGTAACTGCCTTTGCAGCAGCTTTTGGAGCTCTTATTATAACTATACCAGATCCGCCATTTCCACCAACTCCAAAGTTATGACCTGCACTACCTCCGCCACCACCACCTAAATTATCTGTTCCATTAGTTGCAGTAGCTCCGTTAGCAGAAGATCCCGCACCTCCTCCACCTGTTCCACCAGGTGAACCACTAATTGCTTGAGTAGGACCACCACCTGGTCCAGCTCTTCCACCTGCTCCTCCACCTCCTGCATAAGTTACAGAAGATCCTGATATTGAATTACTTAAACCATTTCCACCTGGACATAATTGTGGAGTATTAAGAGGTAAAGGCGATGCAGCGACTCCTGCTCCTCCTCCACCTGTTCCAGAAAGCCCCCATGGACCATAAATATTATTACCACCACTAAATCCTTGTCCACCTGGCATCAATGGAGAAGTTGCAACTGGAGGACTGTTTCCCGCTCCACCAGGATCACTAGGAAAATCCCCTGCACCGCCTCCTGATCCTCCAGGAGCACCTGGACTTGAACCACTTCTACCATTACCAGCTCCTCCTCCACCTGCAGAAGTTATTAATGCTGCAATAGAGCTTGATGCTCCTGATCTTTGAGGTCCAGTAAAACCAAAAGAATTTGGGCCTACTCCACCTGCTCCAACTGTTATTGGAGTTGTTCCTTTTGAAATTGATATTTTTGTTCCTCCTGGAAATGAAGTTCTATAACCACCAGCTCCTCCTCCACCGCCAGCGCCCGTTCCTCCACCGCCTCCTCCAGCTACTACTAAATAATCTGCTAGACCATCCCAAGATACTCCAGATGTAAGTCCAAATGCTCTTGCTGAAGCTGCTCCACGTGTTGAATTTAAAGGCATTACAAAATCTCCTTAATTAAATTGAACCTGTGACGCTAAAAGTGTATATGCTGGGGTTGTGGATGTTTTAATTGCAGTAAATGAATAAACATCTATCCCTGCATTACCTGCGTTTGGAGCAGAACCACCTTGATAATCAAGTATAACGTTTGTTGATGAACCATCTATAGTTATAGTTGAAACATAAAAAGTAGTATTTGTATTCATAAATACACCTGTTATAGACTCACCAACTGATAACATATTATTAAGAGTTGTAGAAGAACTACCTCTTAAATTTATTGTAAAATTACCAGTAGCTGTTGTTGTATGATAAAGAACAGCTTGAGTTAAAAAATCGTAATTAATTGTTCCAGTAGTTGCTGTTGCAAACACTGAAACTTTTTCTTTTGTTTGTTGAATTTTACCAGTGCCAAGAAACGTTACTGCACCTGTTCCTTTTGGAGAAAAATCTAAACCAATATTTGCATCATCTCCAGATGCTGTAAAATTTGGATTGTATCCTGTTGCTGCGTTAGTAATCGTTACTTCGTTAACTGCTGATGCAGATTTATTAAATATAATTTGTTGATTACCCGAATCATCATCTATTCCTGTTGCATTATTGAATGCAATATCAAAACCATTAGTGTTTAAAGATGCTCCTAATTGTAATACCGCAGTATTAAGTGTAGGTGATGTTAAAGTTTTATTAGTTAATGTTTGAGGTGCTGTTAAATTTACAATTCCTAAATCTACTGCATCTGTTCCATTTAAATAAACAAGTTTAGTTGTTTTATCAGCTGCTCCAAATATTACTGAAGCTCCACCTACTTGGTTTAAAGCAAGTGTAAAAGCGCCTGTTGTACCATTTTCTAAAATGTAAGTTTTTTCAATTCCAGAAGCCACAAAAACAGTAGTGTTAGCTGCTATTGTTCCTGAAAATTTAATAACAGCATTTCTAGCATCTGATATTGTAGCATCAGTCATTGCTAAAGTTGTGTTAGTAGAAGTAAGTGTAATTAATTGATAACCAGCAATAGCTTGTTGTAAAAGGTTTAAATTTGAGTTTGTTTTATCTCCCCATGTACCCGAGTTCTCACCCGTGGCCATAAGTTCGAGTTTTAGATCCGTTGAAAACGATGATGCCATAAGAATTCCTCTTAAATTTTAAATATATCTAATTTTAGTTTCATTAAGCCGCTATGTCAACCACTGTCCAAGTATTAGTTACCCCTATATTTATAACAGCCCAACCTGATACAAATAAACGACCTGTAGATGTGGTCATATTTACACCTGTTACATCTATAATAGATAGAGTCTCACCAGAAGCTATTCCCACACTTGCACTTAATAGATTAGTAGATAATGTAACTAATGTATTTGGTGTAGCTTCTTCATTACCTAAACCTACTGTTAATAAGTTAGTATTTAAAGTTAAATTAGCATCAGCTGTAATAGAATATATGCCAATTGTAGTATTTAGTTGATTTCCAATAACATCTACTTCAACTGATGGAACAACTACTTCTTCTCCACCTTGTTCAACATCCATTCCACCGATATTGCCCCAAGAACCATATCCCCACGCTGTAGTTCCCCAAGGTAATTGACCTGGAGCTGTTACTTCCACAGTTGCATCAATTCCAGCTAATACAGATCCAGTTGTAACACTTAATAAATTTGTGTTTAAACTTAAATTAGCGTCTCCTATAACTGTAAATGTTCCTATGTTTGTATTTAATTGATTTCCAACTAAAGTAAGATTTCCAGTTCCTATAACAGATTCATCTCCTTGTAAAATTAATGTACCAGTTATTTGATTCCACGCTCCTGATCCCCAAGCGTTTTCTCCCCACGTAGTTGACGTTCCAGGAGTGGTTAATTCTACAATTACATTTTCTCCAGCAAAAACTGATCCTGTCGTAGTGTTTATTAAAACAAAAGTAGGTTCTTCTAGTGCTCCACCAACTAGTGTAACTGTGTTAACAGTTGATAAAATTAAATTTGTGGATAAGGTTATTGATATATCTGTAAAGGCTTCTTCGTTTCCGACAAATGTGTTTAATTGAAATCCAGTAACGTCTACATTTGGATTTAATAAATCTCCCCATTCATTAAATCCCCAAGTGAATTGTCCCCAACCACCAAGTTCTCCTGAATATTCAACTGAGTTTACCGATACAGAAGAAACTACTCCTGTTGGAATTAATAAAGTATCATTTTGAAGTCCCCAATCTCCAAGACCCCATGAAAGTTCATTCCACGCATTAGCCATAGTAATCTCCTACTATGGTTAAACCAGGCGGTGTTATTATAAATATAATATTTGCCACCTGGCTCTCCTTAAATTAAGCGATTCTTAATATAGCTGCTGCTGATGTAAATGCTGGAAATTGAATTGTAAATGTTCCTGATGTTGCAGTTTTAACAGCACCGAAATCTAATACACATACTGCTGCATTATTACCAAATGAAGTATTATAAATTACTGCACCCAATGCACTTAGTGTAACTCCTGTAAAAGATAAATCTGCGAAATCTACTATTCCTACTGAACCATCTAATGAAACTGTTTGTCCTTGCAATACTCCACCGCCAGAAGCATATGTTCCAGTGTTTCCAACTTCATTTGTTGAAGTAAAAACTGTAGTGGTTGCATTTAATACTGCGTTCGATTGATAAAGCGCTAATTTAAAAACGTCTCCAGTCGTTGCAGTAAAATCGTGATCTCCGTCTAATAGTTGCGATTTAAAAGTATTACAAACCGCTTGATCTATACTTAATGTCATAATTATTCTCCTATAAATTTATTATGGTGATGGTGACGGTACTTTAATTCGTAACGTTCCATCTTGATACTCGTCTCTACGTCTTCTACCTGTTTGTTCTAACGTAAATCCTTGTAATGCCATATTATACTTCTCTTGATACAGTTTGTACATATCCATAGGTCCTTTTAAATATGCAAAAGCTTCTACTAAACAAGCATATAGTAATAGTTCTGGTGCATTAATAGAAATATAAGTTTCTGTATTTGTTGGACTTAAACCATCTGGAGTATAAATATAATCTAATTCCACTACAAAAGCTGAACTTGGTGTAGGAGCTACTTCAATAGCATTTTCTCTAAATGTAGCGTAATACTTAGGAAAACCAGTAGATCCTGATGAATTATATTCTGTTATAAATGTATCATCTCTCGGTTCCAACGAAACTTGGATACCGGATGTATTTGTAACAACAACTGAACGAACAATTAAAGCTACTCTAGAACTTGTAGTTCCAGAAGAACCAGAAGAATTAGGTAATACTAAATATTTATTATTAGCTGTAAATGTAGATGTCGCGTACTCGCGCGCGTAGTCGGCATCTGCTTCTCTAAATATTTTAAATTCAGCATCTCTAATAAAACCATTGACAATAGTAGATGTTAAAACTTCAGAACCTACTTCTGTATAATCTCTAATTTTTTGTACTAATTCTAAATATGTCATTTTATGTTATGTTAATAGTTACATCACCTACACCTGAGTAAGCTGCTCTTCTTGTGTTAATAATATCACCACTTATACCTGGTTGCATTCCATTTGAAACATATTGTCCTGGCCAATAATATAAATCTAATAATACAAGACATGCACCACCAGGTCTTACATCTGGTCTTGTAAATTGTAATGCTTGAGCATCTCCACCTGGAGATCTAATATCTAACTGTGGTT